TGTATGTCCTCTATTAAAAACTCACCCTTTAAATAGGCTAGTGACGCTGCCTTAGCGTCCTGTACATGGTGGCACATGAAATCCTCAAACGTGTGCACCTTGTCGCCATTCTTATATACATGGAATAAACAGCCTCCAGACCATCGTATCTGATATAAAGATAATTGCAGCTCTAACTCAAATGTAGTATATGTTTTCATTATGCTATTGCTCCTAAGTAGTAAAATAATGACGCTTGCATAGCGCCAGCTAATACAATGCCCGTGTATAGTGTTAGATGGTCTTTCATTACTTGCGCCCCTTTGTATTGTTTCTAAAATATTCCTGAGCATGACAAAACCTATCAAACTCTCTCTTTTCTTTTATTGACATGGATGCGTGTCGGCTTTGCTTACAAGCTTTTATGAAGTCGGAACGCTCTTTGGGTGTCATAAGCATTACTTGCGCCCCTTATAGTCAGACCATGCGGCCATCTCACTTTCCATGTAGTAATGCCCATCATGGAAGCCACCATTAGCCCATACCCATGTTACAAACTCTAGCTTATGGTTTTGAGCCATAACTACAAAATGATGCTCATCATGGAAGTCAGTATCCTTCCAAGCTAGTATAGCCACGCCTTTACCTCTAGCAGTGTTAAACATATGACGTTGAGCTGCCATGCTAGCCTCTAGCCACTCCTCGTGCTTTAGGCCTTGTGCGTCTATCTGTGCGTCTGTGGTGTAGTTAGTCATTGTGTTACCCTTTAGGTTAGTGTCAATATTTTGACTATTGTGCTGCTGTTTCGTTGTTGTTGGGTTAAGTGTACTCGCAACTTAAAAACTCACAATAGACAGAACTAACCAGTCACATAATAAATAAATTTGACACAATACCCCAATGTGTGATATTCACGCGCACACGCCAATAGATAGGCGCTACAATAACTGGCACAAGTATTGCATTAAGCAAGTATCGTGCCAATAACCTAGAATCAACGTAAAAACATTGGTCATGTGTTGGCCTAGGTTTTACACTGGCATGGCTTAGGCGAGCATATAGAGGCCTTAGTGAGCCTGTGGATAACTTATGGTACTTATGTACAGGTTATGCACAGGTTACTCATGTGTCCTAGGGCACCCACACAGGCATACACTTGTCAACCTGTGACTACCTAAGAAACAATAGTCACGCTATTGACAACCCATGTAAACCTGTGGTAACTCAAGAACCTGTGGATAACCTGTGCATAACTCAAGTCCTTAGGTAGCCTGTGGGTATCCTGTGGATAACTCAGGTGCCTTGAGGCCTGTGGATAACCTGTGGGTATCCTGTGGATTGCCTGTGGATAACTTAAGGCCTGTGGATAACTTTGGGGGCGGGGGGGCTGGCCCAAGTCTGCTAATGTGTGGTAGGCACTCAAGTACAAAAAAGTAGCATTTTGCTTTGACAAAAGTCAATAAAAGATTACAAAAGAAAACATGGGCAAACCCTTGGGAGACACGGGGATGAGAGTTATTCTCATGTAAGCTTTAAAGGACTCTTATGTTAACAAAAGATTACAAAAGAAACACAAGAAATACATTGACTTTTATGACTAAATATGTTATAATATACTTAAGTTGTAAAGCTTCTTTAGAATGTCTTTTAGTTTATCCATTATGATTTATTAAAGACATACTAAAGATTCTTAAGTATACTTAAGTAAGACTCAATCTCAAGAACAAAGAGGTAATTGATTTGTCAGCACCAAAAGAAACTACTGTAGCCAAACGCAGAGGTAGGCCACCTAAGTCAACACTAAAGAAACCTAAGGGTATTATTGGTCGGCCTAAAGGTGATGCTACTATAATTAATGAATACAAAGCTCGTATGTTAGCTAGTCCTAAGTCAGCTAAAGTCCTAGAGGCTATCTTTGATGCAGCCTTAGACAATGAACATAAGAACCAAGCAAGTGCATGGAAGCTTGTCATGGACAGGGTAGCACCTATAGCAGCCTTTGAGAAAGAAATCATTAAGGGTAATGGTAAGTCAGCCATACAGATTAACATTACTGGTGTCGGCTCTACGGACATCTCAGGCTCTCAAGACCAAGATGCTGTTGATGGAGATTATGAGGTTATATGAGCGATTTAAACATAGAGCTACTAGAGTGGCAAAAGAAAGTATGGGCAGACCCTACACGCTTTAGAGTAGTTGCAGCAGGAAGACGTTGTGGTAAGTCTCGCCTAGCTGCTTGGCTTCTTATTGTCAATGCCTTACAAGCTGATAAACCTAACTCCCATGTCTTCTACGTAGCACCCACACAGGGTCAGGCTAGGGACATCATGTGGAGTCTTTTAGTAGAGCTAGGCAACCCTGTCATTAGAAGCTCACACATAAACAATATGCAAATAACCTTGATCAATGGTGCAACCATAAGCCTCAAGGGAGCCGATAGACCCGACACTATGCGTGGCGTCAGCCTTAAGTTCCTATGCTTAGATGAGTATGCAGACATGAAACCTGAGGTGTTTGAGGAAATCTTAAGACCTGCATTAGCAGACCAAAAAGGCTCATGCTTATTCATAGGCACACCTAAGGGTCGTAACCACTTCTATGATTTATACAAGTATGCAGAGCTAAGTGGGGATGATGATGTCACCTTTAGTGCTTGGCACTTCACAAGCTACGACAATGAAACCTTAGACTCTGAGGAAATAGATGTAGCTAAGAAGAGTATGTCAACCCATGCTTTTCAACAAGAGTTTATGGCTTCCTTTAAGAACCAAGGCTCTGAGATGTTTAAAGAAGAATGGTTATCATTCGGTTCTAAGCCCAGAGGTGACGGAGACTACTATATTGCTATTGACTTAGCTGGTTTCCAAGATGTCAGTAAGAAGAAAGGTAAGACTTCTCGTTTAGATAACTCAGCTATTTCAATAGTATTTGTGGATGAGTCAGGATGGTTTGTAGATGATATTATCTATGGACGATGGACTTTAGACGAGACAGCTAAGAAGATATTCCAAGCAGTAAAAGATTACAAACCTTTGTCAGTAGGCATAGAGAAAGGTATCTCTAAGCAAGCTGTTATGTCACCTATCATGGATATGATGAAACGTCAGAACTTTTACTTTAGAGTAGAGGAGCTTACACACGGCAACCAGAAGAAAACAGATCGTGTCATGTGGGCCTTACAAGGTCGTTTTGAACATGGTCGTATAACCCTTAACAAGAAGAAGAAGGAATGGCACTCACGCTTCTGTGACGAGTTGTTTCAGTTCCCTGACCCTTTGACCCATGACGACTTAATAGACTCCTTAGCCTATATAGACCAACTCGCTAAAGTAACCTACTCTGGTAACTTTGAAGAATTAGATAACTTTGAGATAATCGACTCAATTAGTGGATACTAACTTATGAAATTGTACACATCTTTAGAATCAGAAGATAACAACGAATCAACACAACCAATTATCATTGAGCAGAGCCTTGAAGATTGGGTGATGACAAAGGTTACTGATTGGGGAGACTATTACGAAACTAACTATGCACAAAAGCATGAGGAATACTATCGTCTATGGCGTGGCATTTGGAACGCTAGTGACAAGACTAGGCAAGCAGAGCGTAGTCAGATCATTGCGCCAGCCCTACAGCAAGCTGTGGAGTCTAACGTAGCAGAGATAGAAGAAGCTACCTTTGGTCGTGGTAAATACTTTGACATTAAAGATAACATGGGCGACTCAGAGACTCAAGACATTATGTTCTTGCGTAACAAGCTACATGAGGACTTTGACACAGCTAAGATACGTAGAGACATAAGCGAGTGCTTAATTAACTCTGCTGTGTTTGGTAATGGCATTGGTGAGATTGTCTTAGAAGAAATTAACGAAATGAAACCTGCTACTGAACAGGTCATGGATGGTGCTATGGAAGCCGTAGGCGTTAATGTATCTAAACGTACATTAGTTCGTATGCGCCCTGTACTGCCTCAGAACTTCCGTATAGACCCTGTAGCAACCAACATAGAGGAAGCCTTAGGTGTAGCCATTGATGAATTTGTCGGCACACACATTGTAGAGCAACTACAAGAGCAAGGTGTCTATAATGATATGTACATTGGCACAGCCAGTGAAGACTTTAACATTGAACCTGACAGTGAGTTAACTGTACAACAGGACGACAAGACACGCCTCACTAAATACTACGGCTTAGTACCTCGTCACCTTCTTGAGAAAGAACTAGACTACGAGCTAGAGGATGATGATAAAGAAAGCTATTACATAGAAGCTGTTGTCATAGTAGCTAACGAGGCTCACTTACTTAAGGCAGAGCCTAGCCCATACATGATGAAAGATCGTCCTGTAGTGGCATTCCCTTGGGACGTTGTACCTAGTCGTTTCTGGGGTCGTGGTGTCTGCGAAAAGGGATACAACAGCCAGAAAGCCCTAGATGCAGAGCTACGGGCACGTATTGACGCACTTGCGCTTACAGTACACCCTATGCTTGCTATGGACGCTACACGCATCCCTAGGGGCACTAAACCAGAGATTCGTGCTGGTAAGCTACTACTAACCAATGGTGATCCACGTGAGATCATTAATCCATTTA